TAGCGGGAGAAAACATATGATCGCTTGTTGATGTTGAACCGCCAAGTGAACCAGCTGTACCAAGTGTAAAAGTAGTTCCATTAGACTTTATTGGTTTGTAATAGATATAACTACCAGCCCGATATATATAATAACCCCAACCAGTACCAGGGTGATACGCTCTTCTATAAGGGGCATAAATACTAGAGGAAGTATCTATATCTAATTCACTAGATACAGCATCAGATAATTGATTAACCTTTTTAACCTTACCGTCTGACTCAACAAGTAATGGATCACCTTCACTTACTGCACCATTGGTTGTAGCTGTAAATGTTGCACCACCAGCAGCTACTTCAGCCCAAGTCATTCCTCCTGTATTACCAGACTGAGCTTGTAAGAAGTAACCATTAGTAGGTGAGTTAGATACTTTTAAATTATCTTCATCTACTACATTACTTTCAATTACTTGAGCACCATCTGCTGTAGATGTTACTTCTCCACTGTGGTTTGGGTGTGTATAAGCTGTGCCCCAAGTAGCTTGTGAACCGCTACCTCCCGAAATTAATACCTGACCACTTGTACCAGCGCTACCATTTAAACCGACTTCGCCATATATATTGATACCACCAGTGGTAGTAGCAAGCTTTGTAGAAGAAGCGAAACTAAGACTAACGGAACCTGTGGTTGGATAGCATTCGATAAAGCTCTTTTTCAGACCACTACTTGTCTCGTTGTAGCAAATGTCTATGACTCTATCAGCATAAGCATGTATCCTATTGGTATGGCTAGTGTCTTCGTGATATATCTGTAAATCTTGACTGTCACCAAGTTTAATTATCTCGTCGTCACCTAACACCAGACCATCTGTTGTGAAAACACCCGTAACTGTAGCTCCTGCAGTAGTAGTCTCAAACTTCTTAGCGTCATCATAATAGAGTTCTACGGCTCCATCTTTCTTAAAAATTGCAGAGTCATCAGTGTGGAATTTAACATATACGTTTCCTGCAGCATTACCATATTTACCGATTTCAAAATCAGCACTCGTATAACTTTTTATATGACTAATGCCGGGTACACCTGTTTGATGATAAAGTTGTAGATCAGAATCAGCCCCTATCCGAATTTTTTCATCTTCTGATAGGTCAACTGGTTTTGCTAGTTTAGCTCCCGTAATAGCACTATCAGCTATATCAGCAGTTACTATTGTGGAATCTTTAATTCCATTGGTGGTTATTTGTGTTAATGCCATAATTTAATTAATAAGTTTATTCATCAGGTACACGTGTGTTTGGATAGGATCGTTCATCACCCGGCCATATGATTCTCATTCCACCATCGGCAGCTTTGTTCCACCAATTGTGAGAAGAACAATTAGTAACGTAAGATCCTCCTCCCATCCCACCGCCACTTATTACTCTTCCTTCACTTGTATCACTACCATATATAGTAGCCTCATCATGACCAGCATTACCTTGACCATCACCACCGCTCGCTCCATTCTGCAGTCCAGAGGTAGTCGTATTCTCACCTCCATCACCACCACTACCTGCTGTTGAGCTACTAGAAGTGCCGATTAGGCCAGAGCCTCCGCCTCCGCCACCGAAGTTACAGTAATTATAACCACCGCCACCACCGTAAACCCATGGAGCACCGCCGCCGCCGCCTCCAGCACCGTCGTTTGTACCAGCAGATCCATCGTTTCTACCTGGATTAAAAACATCATTTCCACCACCGTCACCGCCAGCACCTGTATAACCACCAGCACCGCCGCCACCGCCAGTACCTAATCCTAAGAAACCGTAATTAGCAGCTGGACCACCATCACCACCAGCATAACCAGCAGTTAAAGCAGATCCACTTGCTGTACCACCTGAACCTCCAGTAAAATCTGTACCAGCTCCACCTCCTCCTCCTTGTAAAAGAGATGAACTGCTAAAGTATGTTGCTGTTCCTGCAATTTCAAATGTACCTCCTACTCCAATTTGGATTGATATAGTAGATCCCGGTGTTACTGAAATATTATTACCATAGGCAAGTGCTCCACCGCCACCGCCGCCACCGCCATAATCACCACCACCACCACCAGCTCCAATACAGACGACTGATACGCTCCAGACTCCATCTGGTACTGTCCAAGAAGTAGTGCTAGTATCTAGTATAGAAGTTTGGCCGGGGTCAGCATACACTCTTCCACCGCTACCTACTAACATTTGTTGAATAGGCATCAGCTTAGTCCCGAACCACTGATATATGCAACAGTACCACTAACAAAGAGTATGGTAGCCATGCCTCTTGTAGCTAATGTTCTATTAGCACTTGTACCATCTGCAGTATTATACATTGTAGTTATAGTTTTAGTTATAGCTAAATTACTAGAAGTGTTATTAACAATAGTCACAGCATCTCCAGCTGAGAACACACTATCAGGTATTGTAACTGTTCCACTAGCAAGTATATGTTTACCTGCATCAGCAGCAACAAGGGTATAAGTAGAACCTTGTGTATTTTGGATTATCTTTCTTACATCACCTTTATCATCTGTTACTGATCCTGTAACAGTTATCCCTGCAGCAGTAGTTTCAAATTTCTTAGTGTTATCATGATATAAGTCTACTGATCCGTTATGTGTAAATTTAGCTGAGTTATCTACTCCTCCACCAGCCGTGCTAGCTACATTGGTTTGAATCCAAACATCTCTAGCACTTTTGATAGTAATATCCTCATCAGTCCCAGTAGTTTCTACAAAGAGATTGCCAACACCACCATGTCTGAGGTAGCTGTTTGAACCGTCATGAATAACGGAAAGATCATTAGTATTACCTGAGTAATACCCGTTATTATTTTGTAGAGTTATACCACCACCAATTAGATTCAAGACTCCATGTATTTTAACACCTGCTGTCTGTGTTTCTAACTTCTTACTACCTGAATAATAAATATCTACATTCCCTGACGGGTTCATAGTTATATGAGGTTGCCATGTAGTTGAACCAGAAATGTAATTATAGAATATAATAGGTTTAGCAGTATTACTATAAAAAGCACTTTGTTCACCTGTTATCCATCCTGAACCACTTGGGTCCACCGTATGATGTCGGATGTTTAAATCACTACTACTTCCAAAGTAATTATTTACATCATCATTAACAGCTAATCCAGTTGAACCACCTATTGTAGTAGGTACAGCCCATTCCATACCATTAGAAGTATATTTAAGGAATTTATCTGTACCAGAAGGTGCATTATGTATATCTAACTTTACTTCAGTAATTGAATCATCTGCTAACTTAGAACCAGCTATATCTGCACTGTTAGATATATCTGCATTAGCAATACTACCATCAATGATATGACTAGAATTAACTGAGTTAGCACTAGGAGTACCAATACTTACTGACGATCCTTGTGTGATGATAAAGAAATCAGCACCACTAGCAGGAACGGCACCAAAAATGATATCATTGCCATCAATGGCAAACCCTTCAGATGGTTGGGATGTTCCACTATTAGGTTTTTGAATAACTCCATTAACACTAACTATTAATTGTTGAGCACCACCTGCAGGAGGATTACTTAAAGTGAATCTATAAGCAGTGCCATTGAATGATGCACTACCACCTCCAGTACCACTAGAACTAGAAAGAGTATTTATATAAAAGCTACCAACAGAAGCAACGTCTTCCCACGCTGATCCATCGTACACTTTCATTTTATTAGCTGTAGTATCAAAATAAAGATCACCTTCGTCATTACTAGATCCCGGTGCTGAACTAGCTACTCTATATCTAGCATTAAAATCATTTATATCATCACTTAGTTGTTTAACGTCTGTTTCAGCAGCGAGTATTTTGTGGTAAGTGTATGTATTAGCAGTAGATGTAGATGTAACTACTAGACCAACACCAGCAGCTATTGTTTCGCTATACAATGAACTAGGAAATCCATTAATAGTTACTGTTGTATTATCAACCCTTTTACCTGATGTACTTACACCAGAACCATTGATTACAAGGCCAGCAGCATTATTAATACTAACTACAACACCATTTGCAGGTTGAGTGTTAGGAAATGAGACTTCATCAGCAATCGTTACAAAACCACCAATAGCTGTTTGAGAACTAGCAACATGAGCAGCAATAACTTTTGAAGAAGGTATTTCAGTATCACTTGTTGTATCTAAAGTTCCACTAGATGTTTTAAATGATTTACCAGTAACTATATTTAATTCAGTTGTGGATGCAGTAACACCATCTAACTTATTTAACTCACTGGTATTAGCTGTAACACCGTTAATAACTGCTTTTTCTGCATCTGTTAAAGGATTAGTTTCAGAGTTTGATTCATATAGTATTTTTATTTCTGTGGCTGACTGATCAGCTGTAGCAGAAGTTTCTATACCATTCAGTTTTGTATGGTCAGCATCAGTAAAAACATTAGAATCTGTAGCATTTTCTACAGCAGTTCTAATCTCAGCATCTGTTTGATCTGCAGTAGCTGAAGTTTCAATGCCATTTAATTTACTATGATCAGCATCTGTAAAGACGTTTGAATCTGTAGCACTTTCAACTAATGCTCTTATTTCAGCTGCTGTTTGATCATCTTTAGCTCCAGTATCTATACCAGCTAACTTACTAAAATCAGAAGCTGACATAGTACCAGCTGCTGATCCACTAGCAGCAGGGACACTAACTGTAATTTTACCAGCACTAGGTGTATTATCTGCTATAGTAATACTAGAACCAGCTACTACATCATCAGTAAGTGCAGAATCTATTTGACTATTGATTCTATTTTCAATAGCTTTAGTTGTAGCTATTTTTGTATCATCACTTGTATGCCAAGTTTCTGTACTAATAATAGTTGGGTCACCTGTTTGCCAAGAGTTAGCTACTTTATCGTTAGCCTCTTGGGTTACATATAAGTTTTGTAGTGTGTTATCATTTAAATCCCCAGCTCTTATAGCTGAACCCGGATAAAATGTAGCTTTAGGATTTTCATATGCGGTTTCACGATAAATCCTAATCGCTACACCATTACCGGGAGCACTATCAAACCTAACCGTTGTAGCGTTAGTTAACGCAAATGCAGTTGTGACAACTCCACCAAGACTTGCTTTGATGTCAGTTGTATCTAAATATGGGAATGTGAATGAGTAATCGGTGGCGGAGCCGTTACCCGTATAAGTATTTTCAATTGTTACGGTCATGTTAGAAGTTTAATAAACGTTTTAATTCTTCTTTAGTTTCATTTGCTTCTAAGGCTTGGGGGATATTACCTTGTCTTAAAGAGTTTTTAACTCTAGTGTTTTGTAGTCCTATCTGTGAGTACTGTGCATGATATCTTTCTAATGCAGAGCAAGCATACTTCATAGCATTTTGGTGGATTCTAGAAAGTTCTTGATGTACTACAAGTTCTTTAATAGGAAAGTCTTTTTGTTTTTTCCATCCTCTAGCTTTTTTATATTCTTTCAATTTTCTATCCCAAAAACCATCAGGAGAATTCATCATACCTTCAATTTGACCAGCTAAATTCATATTTTTAGCTATCCAATTGTTAATCCAATGTCTATCTTCAGGACTTAATATTTCTTTAGTAATAGGATTTACCCTCATACTAGCTACATTATCCCAACCTGTGCTAATTAACCATTGTCTCCAAGGCTCCATATCACCATTTGATTTACCAAAAGGTAAGAAAGCATTAGCACCAGCAGTTAAAGGTTCATGGAATCTGATTGGTTTACCTGTGTATATATCTAACTGATCCATTAAACTTGGAGGGTTCATGAATTTCCATTTGTTAGCCATCAATGATCCCCAATCATTTTCTACATCTTTTAATTGAGGAGCAAGTGCCTGATTCAATACACTTCTCATACCAGATGGTGCGAAAGGTATTAAAGAATCAGCTTGGTTTACAACGAATCTATTAAACGCTCCTTCATCACTAGAGAACATAGACACAAGAGGTTCGAATCCACTAAGGAATGTCTTGTTAGCTACATTCATACTAATAGAAAATGCTAACTTTTGATATAGTTGGTCTGTTAGTGATTGATCTATACGATTAGAATAGTATACTGCATCTCCTACAAGACCAAGTAATGAATCAAATGGTTCAAAACCTTTATAGCTATGCCATTCACCTGTAATTGGATTCTTAATAGAGTTAGGTTCCCAACCCATACTGATCATACGTTTACGTTCACCAGCATTTACAGGACCATTACCTGTTAAATTACCTTCCAATGCCCATATACCAGCACCTGTAACCACACTAGCACCCATTAACTGGCGACCAATGTACTCAGATTTAAGTGTACGGAATGCATCATCTGTATTTTCTAGACCATGTTCCATCAGTACTTCAGCTATCTCTTGTCTAGTAGAAGCTGTGAATACCTTACGAACTTTAGTTTGTAAAGGAAGTAAAGCACTACCGGGTGTGTAAGTCCAAGTTAAGTTTAAAGCGTTTAAACCTGTTCTTGGGAATAAGAATAAACTTTTTGCAGCTGGGTATGTTTCTATAAGTTTGTTTAAATCAGAAGCGACTTGACTATCTAAGTTAAGTGCTATTTCTTGTGAAGCATGTTTAGCTGCTTTATCTGTTAATAAACCAGTATGATCAAAAGCTTGGCTATATAATCGTTTCTGTAGTTTATCAAAAGCTGATCTACTGAAAGCACCATTGGTTTCTTTCATTAACATATTATATGCTTTAGCTCTAGCAGAACCACTAGCCATTAATGAGTTAGTAAAACCATCTATAGCGTACATAGCATTAATACCCCACCTAACAAACGGGTTATTGTTATACCAAGATAAACCTTTAGCTATATTCCACATAGCCACCTTACCTGTATTACCTTCTTTCCTCCACACTTCTGACATAGCTTCAAGTGCTTCAAAGTTATCCATCTTGGCTTGACGTAAGTCTGCACGACCACGCATCATAGCCTCTTCAGGACTTGACTTAGCTAAACGCCACTCGTCACCCATTGCTTTATAAGCACGTTTGAAGTTTTCAGATATACCACCATAAGTCCATAAAGCCTTACGGAATGTAGCTGTATCCCCTGTAATTTTAGCTCCAGCTAATACTGTAGCAGGTTTGAATACAGACAACATAGAGTTACCTGTAAGTGCTCGTAGGGGTGCTAAACCAGATAGTATATGATTATACCTGACACCATGTAAACCTTTAACGATTAAACTAGGGACTTCAGGATTACCATCATAGAAAGCTTTTTTCAAAAATCCAATGTTTTCTTCAGTCCATCTCTTTAATTTATAAATTTGATCGACTTCACCATTGGTAGCTTCCATTGCATAAGCAAGTGGTTTAAGATACTCAGGATTGTTTTTAGCAATAGTTTCTAATGTTTCGTAGAACTCATTACCTTTATCTTGTACTGCTTTTAAACCTCTACCAAAGTCATTGCTTTGATCCATAATCCAAGCTTTCAAAGCTGCTGGGTTTCTAGCTCCTGCAAGCTGTTTATACTCACCAACTTTATTAGATATGTATTGATTAGCTCTTACTTCTCTACTAAGAAGCTTTAGCTTTTCAATTATTATCTCTTGCTGCCTACCTGTCATAGCAACATCACCAATCATACTAATAGCAGATGCTGTATCAGCAATTGTACCAGCAGCTTGGTTAGTAACTAATGCAGAAGCACGCATTACTTTAGGATTATAGACTTGCTCAAACGCTTGAATGAACGCTTCATTAACGATACGCCATTCTTGCTGACCCATATAGTTTTTCTGATTAAAGAAACCAGTCTTCATATCATTGACTATAGATTCCATCTGACCTAATTTAATGTCAGGATTGAATACATTATTATATAACTGGGTAACAGCTTTGTTTATTTGATCTGGTGGTATTACAGTACCATCAATCTTAGCACCAACATTAGCAGCTATATCTTTATCAAATAAACTTCTATATGCTTCAGCTCTTTCAGAAGAAGAAGCTTCAGCCATACGTTTGATAAATCTATTACTTACAAAAGGTCTAGCTCTACCATTAATAGTACCTGCATTATTTTGTATTCTCCAATTATCTATCTTAGCTTTAATTGGATTAGGTTCTAATTCAGTAACAGCTCTACTCTGTGGTCCAAGATCAGGTTTATTGATAAATGGATCATACCCTTGATCACCTTTTGGATCTCGTATCAATCGGTTTACTGCCTCTTCTCTTTGAGCTAAAGTCCTACTAGATCTACGTCCTAATACATTAGCAGTGATAGGATCTTCACCTTCAAAACCTGTAGCATGTCTAGCTAAGGCACGTTCAGCAGCTTCATCTCCGGGTATAACTTTCATCGCTTTAGACAAAGCAAAAGCAGATGTAAGTAAATCTACACCAATACTTAAACCAGCTGATTCATAGATATTCTTTTTTCGTATAACGTCTGGACTGTCACCATCTCTAGTAGCCCACGGTATATCCCAACCTAACCATTCATTAAGAGCAGCTGCTATATTATCTTGTTCTTTAGAGTGGGAAGATATAGCAGTTACAGCTGTATCAACACCTGCGTGTGCAGCTATAGTACCAAGTATACGTGTAGCTTTGGGTATAGATCTAGCAGCTGTGGCAGATCGCAAACTACCTGTTACTACACCACCACCATACATTGTAGGTATAATAATGGATGCAGCTTCTCTCACAGCTTTATGAGCTGGATGATTAGATCGTGGGGAGTTTTGATCCCACCAGTCACTAACAGGTTTTAGAAATGGAAGTAAAGCAGCAGCATCAGAAACAAAGTCAGCAACACCTAAAGCTGGTATAGATCCCGCAGCTACGATGTTTTCTAAACCTCGTGACCATTCTGGTCTGTTATCCCAATCTTCTTGACTTACATTTGCTGGCTTCTCTAAACCAAACTGAGCTTTTTCTTGTGCATCTTTTTGTTGGTTTTCATAACCTCCCCAAGAATGATCACCCGGACCTCCTTTAACTGCAGCAGCAGTTGTTTTAGGTTGTTCTGGTATTACTTCAGCCTGTTCAGTTGCTGGGCCACCTTCTTGTTGAGTCTTCCATTCCTCATATTTTTTTTGTTCTTCTTGTTCAAACTCTTCTTTGCCGGGATCAGGCAGATTGTTTCTATGTTCATTCATATGAGTTAATTAATAGATCTGACCAATCAGGACTGTTTGGATCAATGTTTAGATAATTATGGTAGTTTGCTGGGTTCCTTTCTTTGTTAAACCATGGTATAGTATTATTAGCAGCATGTTTTAAATCAGTCTCTGAACGTTTATTTACTTCATGTGTATAACCACTATATTTAATAGCCGCTGCTATAGCGTTAGTATTCTGATGAGCACCTACGATATATTTTCTATATCTAGGATCTATCTGTTGAAAACCTATTTTATGTGCTTGAAGTAATTGTGGTGGTAGTTCGTAATCTGGTTTAATTTGTTTTATTGCAGCCATAAGTACAGTAAGTTCTGTTTCTTTAATCTCACCATTAGGACCAATACCAATTTTACTTACTACATTACTTACATCTGGAGGAAAACTAACTGCTCTACCTTGATCAACATCATCAAAAAATTTAACTATAGTAACAGGATCAAATAAAAGTTTCTCATGGTGCAATCTAGGATTAACAGCGAAATCTTCTGCTGTAAGCTCACTTAAAGGTACTGCATGACGTTTAGCACCAACTGAGAATGTACCGAAATGAGGTTGGAATGTATCACCTCTTCCTGTTGTAGTTATTTTATAATCATTCTTTATATCCTCTTCAAACCTTTCTAATGTTTTAGTAAGTACTTCACCTCTACTTAATGTCGGGTCTTGAGCATATAGACTGAAGTATTTTTTAATATTACCTTTACCACTATAAGCTGCAAGATCTGCAGAAGACACATCTTTAGCATCGAAACCATAGCTTTGTAAAATTTCTTGTATCTTACCATCTACATGGTCTTCTAAGATTTTAATCTCATTTTCAGTTGGTTGTGTTGTGTCTTGTTTTTTAGCCTTAGCTAACCACTCTGATTCTGTTGCAGGTGTTAGGTTATATGATTTAACAATACTAGAAGTAAGCATACCCTTACTTTCTAAATACTCAAGTTGTGGTCCAAATATTGTATCATTAGCTTCTGATACATGATCTTTAGAATGAGCTATTAACATACTAGACATCTCATTCTCTGGACCATATAATCGATTAGCTTCAGCTATCATCGCAGCTAACTGACCTGATGGTAATTGTGGACCTTGATCAAGTTGCTGTTTTAATTGGAATGTATCTTTTTTTAATGCATTCTTACGTTGTTTAAATAATAACTGATCTTTTGCTATTTGATCTTCACTAAATTTATTAGCAGATTTTTCTAAATCAAGTGCTCGTGCAGGGTATTTTTCTCTAAGTGTCTTACCAAAACGTTCTTTATATCTAGGGTCATCTAACAATTCAGTTATATAAGCAGAGTTTAACCTACCTTCAGCAGCTAACCCACCAATATTATTAAAGAACTCTGCCCACACACCAGACCTATTATCTTTATGTATTTCTAGTTCTGTCGATATGAAATCAAATAAAGTTTTATCTTTAGTTTTAGTTAAGTATAGATTCCTACGTTGTAAGTCAATTTCTCTTTGTTCGTCCTTAGCACGACCTTCAGCTACAGTAGTTTTAACTCTACCTTCAGCTCTTATAATTGCATCTCTAGCGTACTTAGCAAGTAGATTTGGATGGATATCTTTATACTTATTAAGATACTCTGTACGCATCTTATTTTGTACTACTTCTAATAAGTCAGTATTTTTAGAACCAGTTACATCTGCTAAAGAGAATTCACCTCTAGAAGTAGCGTATTTAGTAGTAAACTCTTTTATAATATTACTTCTATAATTCTCACCAATAGATTGAGCATAACCTACTCTGTAGCCTTGCTTACCTAAAAAGTTTAAATTATGTAATTGTCTTATCTGTTCCCATGAAGCTCCTTTTTTTCTAGCTTCTAAAACAGCAGCATTACTACCTTGATAACCTTCATCTAATATACCATCTGCTGTTGTTATAGATTTAGCTGATTCCCAAGATAAACCTAAATCTATTGCTAAGTTTCTACCAAACTCCTGCTGTTGTTCAGCATACTTTCCAGCAGCTTGTACACCTAGTTTCCCAATAGTCTGGGAAAACTCTCCTAACTTTTCTTGTTGTCTCCTACCTGCAGCAGCTTTATCTTGAGCATTTTGAACAAGTTGATTGTTTCGTTTTTGAAGAGCCTTGGCCCATCCATCAGCGAAATATGATTCAAGTTTTTGATTACGTGCTCGATCAGCTTCTTCAGCTTGGAACTTAGCTTCTAGAGCTGCTAAGTATCGTTGTTGGTTTTCTTGTTCCCCTTGGGAAACGCCTTGCCATTGTGAAAGGTAACGTTTACCTTCTTCTAAAATCTTATCAGAACGGTCTTCACCCTTGAGTAAATTACCTTGAAGTTCTGTTTTTTGGGAGTACCCCTTAAATAGATTTGCCATTATTAAATTGTTGGTTTACAAACCAGGTAAAAATTTTCCCATATAAAGAGATGCAGCTGTATTAGCCATTCCTACTAAGAAGTCACGTGTACCAGTATCATGTACTGTATTAACATTTCTCTTAGGTAGTGGCTTATCAATAGGTTTAGATGGTTTCTGATATACTGTATCAGGTAGCATCAAAGGCATTGTCTGTGCAGGTGGTGGTTTAGGTTTATCTCTTAGGCTTGAAGAAGCGTTGATATCAGCTTGGTATTTATCCATTCTGATTCTTTGCTTATCTGCTTCGTTCTGTTCACCAGCACTTATTAGAGATTGTTGTAATTGTTCCTGACTAGCTTTTTTATCTGAAGTTAAATTAGCTTGTTCTCTAAACAGCATACTAGTTGTTCTAGCTGCTTCATCTGCTTTCTCACCTAATTGATTAACAATATTTGCATATTGTAAATTAGTTAGTTTAGTTTTATTCTTTAACTCCTCATCTAATTTACGAAGATCTAAAGCATATTTAGATTCTGCACTAGATAAACTTTCCATCAAAGCCATCTGAGCATTCCCGTGGGTAGCAAGAAGAGCTTGCATAGATTTTTCAGCAGACCGACCTACTTGCCCAAGATTTTTTTGTTGACCTGTTTTCTGTACATTTTCAGTTCTCATGCCTTGGATTTTAAATGCAGTGTCAGCTTTAGTAGCTGCCATACCATCTCTTAATCCAGCTTTATTTAAAGAATCATTGATTAAATCAAACTCTCGATTTATACCTACTTCTTTAATTTGTAATTTTTCTACAGCTTTAGCTTGATCTATACTAGCACTTACGTTTTGAAACTTTTCTTTAATTTCACCTTGACCCTGAATGTATTTTCGTATTAAGTCTGAATTTTGAAATGCAATTGAAATTAATTGATCTTGATAAGCTCTAGCAGTATCATTTAATGTCAACTCTTCTGCTATAGCATTGAAATCTAATTGCTCATAATAAGCATCAACACTAGCGTTATAAGCTTCTGCCTCCTTAGCATAGGAATACAAACGCATGTTTTCTTTATCTTGCCAGTTATTTATTGATAGTTGATTCTTATAATTATTTAATGCTTCTTCATTTAATTGTGCAACATATTGTGCTTCTAATGTATTATAATATGTACTCCAATCTTGTGCTCGTTGCCAAGAGTACATCTCATTATCAGCACCAAATTTTTGATTAATAACATCTTGATTATCTTGACGTGGGTCTGGTCCAAAACCAAATAGTCCCATAATTAAGTCCTCCTATAGTAACGTGGTGAATAGTTTCCTTCCCACATCATTGAAGTCAGAGAGACTGGGAACGGTGAATCACTAAAGATTCTAAGTAAAAAGTTTTCTGAACGTTGGTGTATAGGTAGTGTATATACTGCCTGATCTACCATCGGTACATCGTCAGCTAAGTATTGGTTAGCCTCCTGTACTGGTTGTATATCATACCAGTTATCTTCATAGGCTATCATCTTAACGGTAGCAGCCGGAGCTGAACCCATTGTAATAACACCTGCGTCTGTAATAGTAAAGTTAGTTGTGTTGGTACCATCTAAACTGACTTTGATATCATCTTTATCTTCTATATCAAATGGTAAACTAAACTCTGTTGTACTTCCATCTGTTATAGAGGAAAAATCATATGATTGATTTCGTAAACCATTAGATGTAAGTTTAAAACCTAGTGTACTAGATCTACCAACTGAAAACTTCATCCTAGATATAGTTAATACAGAACTGTAATCTGCTATACCTTTATCTAATTGGAAGTATGTCTTAGGTAAAGTTATATCATAATCAAATGTATAACCTACAATAACGTTTGTAGCCTGACCTGATAAGTCTATATTATCTGCTTTAAAATATGTACCATCACTATCTGAACCACGCTCAGCTTTCATAGTAAAACCAGATTGAACGATTGTACTATAGTTACTAGCAGCATCACCTGAGATAGCAATAATTGGTGTAGCTGTAGTTATATCAGCGTATGGTATATAACATTTGCTAAAATTATTAGTACTATCAAATACAACTTTCTTCTCAGAGCCTCCTGCTAAGCCGTTTGTAGCTTTACAGTAGAAGTCCATGTATGGGTTAATCTTAGTACCATCACTGGTAACCATAGCTTCATCCTCAAGTGTAGCACTTAAGTTAGATGTAAGTAGATTGTACCTAGCTGATGAACCTGTACCAACCTTAACCACACTATATAATACATCAGAATCTACTACTAAATCTAAGATATTACCCGGAAACTTCCAGCTGTACCATGCTTGTAGGACTTGTTGATTACCTTCAGAATGTGTTCTGTAGAAATATACAGTATCTAAGGTGGATCCATACAATGCTATGAATGAGTTTTGAGCACTGGCAATTAAACTGTCAACAGTATCTGGTATATACTCATCTACTACTTTACCTAGATTTGTAACCTCTGGTATCTGACCCTCACCCCTTGGGGTAAGACCAAATACTCTGGTATAGGCTGGTGTCTTACTAACAAAGTTAATGTTGGTACCTACATCTACAGGATCTATATTTGTATCCATCTCATAGTTAGAGAGTCCACGTATAATAGCAGTCTGTGGTGATAGGTTACCATCAGCAGCATACATGATGAACTGCTGGTTCTCAGAGAATAGAATCAAACCTGATGCTACTGGTATAATACCATGCAACACAGCTGGTCTAATACTAGAACAATTAAGGTCAACTGGATCTGATGCACTGACTGTCTGAGCTGTTATATGATAGAAGTTATAGAACTCTCCACCTTGACTCATAGATACATTATCTTCTGATAAAAATCCTAGTCTGTTGTTATAGAAGAAAGATTGCTGTATCTTCTCACCATTAAATGAAGGGTGTGAGTTAGTAGTATCATCACCAACTAACCTAGCAGTCCAAGTAATAGGTTTGAAAGTAAAAGCATCAGTACCAGTATTAACTAATTCATGTGGCATAGTAGCTGCGGTCAAACCCGGAGACATACCATGTCCTAAGGTTTCTTCCCAGTATCCTTCACCAGTACCAGAACCAGCATCAGCTACAAACTTAGCGTAGTAGTCATCAGCTCCACTAGAAGTATTGATGATCTTTACAGTCCTATCATGCTTAGCTTCTGTGGGAAGATCAGCTACAGTATTAACTTGATCACCGTAACTACTTAGTTGTTTACCGTCAATACCAGCATCTGTTGTTACTGTAAGGTCAGAAGTAGAAGTTAGTTCTAAAGAACCATTCAATAGTTCTGAAGTAATACCACTTACAGCATTTAGTTTTGTATGAAGATCGCCTAAAATAGCACCAGCATTAGCAGCAACCTCTCCTGCACCTGTTCCTATTGTTGTAGTAACAGTTGCTTCTGACGCACTGCCTAGTTTATATTTTACTTTATAAGTAGTACCAGCAGTGGTATCAACACCACGTAATCTTATAGTAGCTTGACGTTTAGCATTGAAAGAGTTAGCTGCCTGTATTGTTACAGCTTTCTGTTTGTTAGTAATGATAGATGTATCCTGTACAGTAAGTACATGATAATCATTCTTTGATATAGCTGTAAGGTAATCTCTAGAACTACCTGAGTAAGTAACAGTGGATTTAACATTAGTTGCTGCGTTCCATACATGAATCTCTCCATAAGGAGAACTAGCTGCACCGACAATACATCCTATATACTTCTCATCATTATCACGATGGATGTAAAACCACTTAGCACTATCTAAGTCAGTATTATCATATGCAGTACCACTACCATCTTTTAAAACTGTAAGGAATTTAAGTCCCGGTCTTTTCTGTAGACCAAATGTAGGATCAGGATAAGCGTTCAAAGCTTCACGAACTTGACCCGGAAACTTCTTATCATCTGGTTGCTTAGATACCCCACCTAAATAATTCGGGACACGTTGTGTAACACTTGCCATTAGCGTTGTAAAGCTGTATAAGGTTTATAACTGGTGTAATGTCTATTACCTTCTGGGTGCCCAAAGATAGTAAAGTCACCTTGATTGCATTCGTACTCTAGTGCGTTAGCTCTAGCCAATGCTTCACGTTGTTGTAACGTTTGGATTAATTGTGGATCGCCAATGATTCGTTGAGCTGTAATGGTTGATGCTTTGGCGACAATGTAGTTTTGTACAGGTGCAGGCAGGTCAATCCAATCAAACAACCAAACCACATCAACTTTAAATTCATCACCTGCATTATCTCCTAATGTATATGTGTGATTATATCTATCATATATTTTACCATCACGTCTAATAGGATCTATGTTACCTTTATAAGATTCAGAGAAATCTATTTGTAATATGTTGTTAGGTATCTCGTATTCTTTTAAACTGTTAGTTGTTATCTCATATTCAAACTCTTGGTTGAAAGTCCAACCTTCTGCTTGTACTTCTTTTGATACCTGTAACAATGTATCGTATGCAATCGCAACGTCTGGGTTGGTTTGGTCTAACGTAGTTACAGGAGCCTGACCTACTGATGCGAGTATTTGATTAACAGCAGGTAATTCTTGGGTTGCATTAGTGGTAGGTATAGGCATAATAATATTTGTAAATAAAAAAAAGGGAACCGAAGTTCCCCTTATAGTTAACTAGCGGCAGAGCGATCAGCATCGCCACTAGCTTCGTTGATAGCTGGGCTATCTGCTTCCTGAGCAGCATAAGCTGTACGGAAATTCATTGTTTCTGAGTATACCTCAGAGGCGGCTGTGACACCGCTCTTTGTTTTAGCTACAGAGTGTCTGATAGCACTACCTTTAAGAGTACCTG